AATTAATTTATTTCCACAGCATAAAGCAAAAATAAAAAGAGCATCTTCACGTTTTGGAGAAGAAGAAAGTTTTTCTTTGAATGCTACAGATACAGCAGACTTTCAATATAAAGATATTAGAGAAGGTTATGACAATGATGGTAAAATAGATGAATTAATAGAATTATTTGAACTGTATGAAAAGCAGCAAATAAAATTTTACAATGTATTTTATAGATCTGTACCTGACCCGCAACAAATGCAAAGAATACAACAAACTGTTAGCTTAGAAATGCAAGAAATGCAACAAGAAATGACAGTAAGTTTTAAAGAAACACAAATAAATTTACAAAAACAAGTTGAAGCTGGTCAAATATTGCAAGAAAGAATGGATCTTGAACTACAAAAGTTAAATGAATCTAATCAACAAAAAATGCAGACAACACAACAGCAGTTAATTGCAGAAGCTCAAAAAGCTGCAACTATAATTAAAAATAGTGTACTTACAGAGCAGGAATATAAATTATTTAGTCAAGACGAAGATACAGCTGCAATGATTGTAGATATTGTAGAATTTTATAAACCTGGTATAAAACTTTGTTGCGTAGCTGGTGACGTAACACTATATGAAAAAGATCTTCCTATAGAACATTATCCTATTGTACCTTTTACTTATAAATGGACAGGAACTCCTTACCCGATGAGTGCCGTGAGTCCACTTGTTGGGAAACAGCGTGAGATTAATAAGGCGCACCAGCTCATGATCCACAATGCATCATTGGGTTCTTCTTTAAGATGGATGTATTTTGAAGGAGCGATTGATACTGACTATTGGGAGAAAAACGCTACAGCCCCTGGAGCATTACTACCTGTTAACCAAGGTTTTGACAAACCAAGAGAAATACAACCTGCAATGTTGAATAATGCTTTTTATACTATTACACAATCTGGTAAAAGAGATATGGAATATTTAGCTGGTATATATTCAACAGCTCAAGGCGACGGATCTCAAGCTAACGAAACATATAGAGGTATGTTGGCATTAGATGAGTATGGTACAAGAAGAGTTAAACAATGGCTGAAAAGTAGTGTTGAACCAGCATTAAAACAGTTAGGAGAAGTTGTTAAGCAATATTCTCAAGCTGTATATAAAACAAATAAAGTATTTAGAATAGTGCAACCAAATGCACTGCAAGAACAAAAAGAAGTAGAAATAAATGTCCCAATATTTAATGATATGGGAGAAGCTATAGGAAAATGGAATGATTATGGCTCTGCTAAATTTGATGTAAAAATAGTAGCAGGGAGTACATTGCCTGTTAACAGATGGGCATATCTTGCAGAAATGAAAGAATTAATGAAACTTGGAGTAGTTGATGATCTAGCTGTTCTAGCAGAAACAGATATAAAAGATAAAACTGCAATTGCTAAACGCAAAAGCTTATATCAACAACTACAAAATAGTGTACGTCAATTACAAGAACAAGTCAAAGATAAAAGCGGCACAATTGAAACACTCGAAAGACAACTGGTTCAAGCTGGTATTAGAGACAAAGTACGTACAGTAGAAACAGAAATTCGCAAAGGAGCAACTAAAGCGCAGGGCAAAATGGCTCTAACCGCTGATAGGGCTAAATTAGAAGCGGATCTAAATAATAAAATACAACAATCAAGAGGTAATAATGGCAACGAAGAACAGTCCTGACAACTCTTCTGGACCTGTAGAAGAACTAAATCCAGATGTGGATCTTAGTAAAGATGATGCAGGCATGGGAGACTCAGCTGATTTTTTTGACAAACTAGACCGTGAGGTGAACGGTTTAATACTTGAGGACAATGAAGATACAGTCGAACCTATTGAGACTCAGACAACTCCAGAAATGGACCCTGAGCCAGTAGCAGCACAAGACGATCACCAGCACGATTATGAAAAAAGGTATAAAGATTCATCACGTGAAGCTAGGAAACTAAAAGAACAGCTTGACGAAATGAAGCAATATGAACCTTTGCTTAATCGTTTAAAAGAAGACACGGGAATGGTAAATGTAATAAAACAGTATATTGAAGGTGGTCAAGAACCCCAAAATATACAACAAGCACTTAACCTTCCAGAGGATTTCATATTTGATCTAGACGAAGCAATGAGAGATGCTAACTCTAATAGCGCAAAAGCTTTAGAGCATACAATTTCAGGGGTCGTGGATCGCCGTGTCAATACGCAGTTAGAACAAGAACGTCAAATGCAACAAAAACAATCAAGCAAAATACAGCAAGAACGTGATGCAGCTAGTTTTAAAGAAAAAATGAATATATCTGATGATGAATTTAGTGAAATGATGGATTGGGCAAAGTCTCATAATACATCTTTAGAAGATATTTATTATCTTAAAAATAGAAGTCAACGTGATCAGCGTGTAGCTCGTGGAGCAAAAGATGAAATGTTACAACAAATGAAATCTGTAAGGAATATGCCAACAAGCGTAGCTAATCAGAATACAGTCAAAGCTGATATAAGCCAAGAAGATCAAATCTTTAAAGCTTTAAAAAGTGTAGACTCTGGATTAGATAACTTATTTGCATTAGATAGTTAGGTGCTTTCATAGAGAAAGCGAGGCAGTCAAATGGCTGATAATCCTTTAAAACTGGCTAATCTGTCACAAGCACAGATAGAAACAGGTTTTAATACAGGTGATTTAAGGAGACGGTTTGATTTCTCGGATAGAGTATCTGAGTTGTCACCAGACCAAACACCTTTTTTCACAATGTTAAGTAAAGTTGCTAAAAAAGCAACAACAGATCCTGAGTTTAAAACTCTAGAACAACGCAGCATGTGGCATAAACGTTATGCATATGCAGTCGCAATGGACTTAGATGGCGGCGTAATTGGTTCTGGTGATAATGACAATGAGTATGTTAATTATTCATTTGCTGGAACTGATTTACAATTAAATGACGAAATGAATGTTAAGTTTGAAACTGATTATTTATCTGCTGGTAATGTACAAAGTGTTCTTGGACAAACTGGTATTGCAGTTGGTGCTCAAGGAACCAAACCAATCTTTTTCTTACCAAATCAGATAGTTAAAATTCCAGTTCGCTTAATTAAAGTAGCTAATGCTGGGTCAAGCGAAGATGAAACAGTTCCTACAACTTTTACCAAAGATTATCTTATGGTAAAAATTCTTTCTATTGGAACACCAGCAACAGGCGGCGATGATTATGCTGTATATGCAAAATGTAGAGTAATTCGTGGTATTTCTGCAGCTGCAGTTACTGCGCATGACTATTTCACATTGGCTAATGCAGTATATGAACATACTGGTACTACTTTTGATGGAATTAGTACAACTACTTTCTCAGAAGCTGATAAGTGTTACGTTGTTGGTTCAGCACACGCTGAAGGATCTAGCTTCCCTGATACTTATAAAGATACTCCATACAAAGATGTAGTAGGTTTTACACAAATTTGGAAAACTACTTGTCAGATGACTAACACTGCAAGAGCGACTGAATTAAAACTTGCTAAAGACGAATGGATGAGAACTTGGAAAAACAAGTTAATTGAGCATAAGTATGACATCGAAACAGATATTCTTTTTTCTTCTAAGCAAAAAGATACTGATGGTGTTCGTTATACAGCTGGTTTAATTGACTACGTATTATCAAGTGGAAACATATTCTCAATTGACATCACCAATACACAAGCTAATGGTGGTACTACTTCTGATGATTTTCTTCAGAATATGAGTGATTTTATGGATCCACGTTATAATAGCGCAAATGCAACTATGTTTATGTGCGATACTGCAACATATAACTGGTTACATAAGCTAGGTGGTTTCCAAGCAAACAACATTGACATAAATAACCAATTCCGTTTTGATTTTGCAATTGGAGGTAAGAAAAGTTTATTTGGATTACCTGTAACTCAAATCACAACACCTTATGGTGATATGAATGTTGTTCGTAATATTCACTTAGATTCATCTCCTGTTAGAATAGCTGCTGTAAACCTAAAGCACGTTGCTTACAGACCATTGGTTGGTAACGGCGTAAATAGAGATACACAGATCTACGTTGGTGTACAAAGTCTTGAGAATACTGGTGTTGACCGCAGAATCGACCTCATACAGACCGAAGCAGGTCTTGAGATCGTAATGCCTGAAGCACACGCTATCTGGAAAGACTAATAGGTTGTAATTAATGTGGGGGCGGTCATGCACGTAAAAGCACTACCAGCCCCCACAAAACCTAAAAGGATATTATGGCAAGTTTACAAACACAAATAGAAGCATTAGCTGGTTCAACTTCTAATGCATTACAATGGGCTAATGACGGTATAAGAGCTGTTATTGATAGAGTTTTAGCAATTGATCCTGAATCTGGATATTTGTTTACACAAACTCTTGCTGGTGGTGGTTCTGGTTTTGCAACTGTAACTAATAGACAGCATGTATTAAGTGTTGCAGTAGGAAATAAAAGTGCAATAGAAATACCTGCAAGTAAAAGATTTGTAGCAGCTGAAGCTACTTCATTGCAAAAAGCAACAGCAGATTATCCACAATATTATTTTTTAAATCAAAAATTATTTGTTATACCATCTGGTAGTTTTAGCTATAGTGCTATTGAATACACTACATTAGCAAATTTAAATAACGGTACAATAGCTAATTTTCCATCTAGTCTTGTACCTGCTGTAGTAAATTATGCAGCAATGAAAGCATTGACAGAAAAAATGGTCGGCTATACGGGACTTTCAGGTCTTTTGTTAACTCTACCTTCTGTACCTCCGCAACCTACATTAGAGTTTTCAGTGACGGATGTGCTATCGACGATAAATACTGGTGAAATCACTAATGTAACTTTACCTGAGTATGTTTCGGTAGCCGACCCTGCTATTCAAGAAGTTGATCTATCTGGATTGAGTGTACCTATTCCTCCCTCTGCTCCATCTTTTATATATGATGACGCAGAGTTGAAACAAATATTTCCAGATCTTGATGTTGATTTTACTACTACAGCACCATCTTATACTCCGCCATCATTTAAACCAATTGATTTTGCAAAAATAACATCATTAATTGAAGTTGATGAAGATATTGAATTAGCACAAATAAAATTATCTGAAGAGCAGTCTAAGATAAATGAATTTAGTGCAAACGTGCAGGATAGTTTAAATATATTTAATAAAGAAAATGCAGAGTATCAAATACAATATCAAAAGTCTGTACAACAGTTTGAAAGCAAAATACAAAAAAGAATCCAAGAGATGTCTTTATCTACTAACGTAGACCTTCAAAACAAGGCTAAAAAGCTCGAAAAAGACGTAAGTCAATACTCATCAAGCCTACAACGTTTTTCGCAGGATTTACAGCGTTATCAGGCTGATTTAAATAAAACAGTGCAAGAGTGGACATTAAATAATTTGCAGTATAAATTAGCTAAGTGGCAAACAGATACTCAAGAAAACTTGAACGAGTATCAAGCAAAGGTTGGATCTACTATGCAAAAATATTCTGCTGATATATCTAAAATGGGTACAATTACTCAAACAGAAGCAAATAAATTAGGAGCTAACCTATCAAAAGAATCTGCTAAAAATGGTGTAGAATTACAAAGATATGGTTCTGCTTTACAATCTTTTACACAACAATCACAAATATTTATTAATGAATTTAATAGCAAAATGCAAAAAGCTCAAATGCAGTATCAATGGTATGAAAAACAATATGTTATTGTTAGCCAACAATACGAAAAAAGCTTTGAACCATTTGTTATAAGGAGACAAGGATATGGCAAACAGAGTTGATTACGCAGTAAGCGTAACTCCTATCAGAACAATCGATGCAGATAATGATGAGTATTTAGCGCATGATGTTATTGAAGGAGACATTAGAAAAACATTAGGTGGTAGCGATTCTATTTTAACAGGAGCTAGTACAATAACAGTAAGTGGATTCAGTGAAGGAGCAGTCGCTTATGGCAATTGTCCTGCTAGTGGGAAATTAGCAATAGCAGGAACAGATAATACTGCACAAGATATGTTGTTTATAAAACATACAGGCTTTCAATATAGCTCATCAAGTGCTTTAGGATCTGCATCTACTGCTTCTAATAAATTAGAAGTTTTCGTAGAACACGCTGAAAATCAATATACAAAAATATGTAGCATTGCGCCAGGTGGAGCTATTGTTCTTCCTAGCACACCAGCTCTTGGCAGCAATCAATCATTTCATGTTGAATCATCTGGATCAGAAACAATAGCTGTGGAATTTGCAGCAATAGATTAATGGCAGTAGATTCAACAGGACTTTGGGATGTAACAACATCTAATACCAGTACAAACTGGTCTTCAGATGCTAGTAGTGCAAATACAACATATACTACTACACAATCTAATGTTGCTACATCTCATAAGGTTGTAGCTGTTGTTTGGTTGAATGATGAACAAACTAAAAATTGGGATTTAGAAATAGTCTGGGGATTAGAATGACCTTAAAAGAATTAATGGAAAGAGCAGGAACCACAAATCAAGGGTTTGCAATAGCATATTTAAAAGATGCTATGCGTGAAATCAACATGATGATAGAGGATAATGTTGTAAATTCAAGAGCTAATATAGCAAAAGATCAAAGATATTATTCTTTTCCTGCTAATTTTATATCACTAAAAGATGTTATGGTATACGATACTGATGAAGCTAAGTATGTAAAAATACAAAGAGTATTAGATGTGCCTAACGTAGATTCGGATTCAGCATAATGGCAGTAGATTATCAATATTATTTAAGAGGATCTAATATTGCATTAGTTCAAAAATCTAAAACAACTAATGAATATGTAAGTCCTACAACTAGCATAGAAAATGGTTTAATGTTAGAATACTCTGCATTACCCTCAGTTCCTGACGATGAGACAGATCCAATAGATATTGCAGAAGAGTTAGCTATGGCTGCTGTAGAATATGTAAAAGCTAAATTTGCAGAAAATGCCAATCAATATGATAAAAGAAATTTTCACATGAATGAATTTAAACGCATTGTTTACCAGCACCAAAGAAATAGATTCGGCGGTATAAGAAGAATGGTAGACAAAGAACCATACGCAGTGAGGTAATTATGGCAACTAGTTTAGTAGGACAATCAATAGGATCAACATATAAACAACTTGCACATGTTGATGGCGGTGTTGACGGTACAGAAAAACCATTGTTAGATGGTGATGGAACTCAAACACCATTAGAGTTAAGTACAGA